ATGCCGGTGCCAAGACGCTGACCAAGCCCGATGATCAGACTGTTGACGTCTGAACCAGCAGCCGAGTACGACACGTAGTGGAAGTCCGTTTGCCAGATCGTCTCGGGAACGTAGGTCTCCTGACCGACCGCGCTGCGCGAGGGGATAAAGAACGACTTCTGAACGTTGCCCCAGTACGCACGCTCAATGGCAATGGCGATCTTGTCCTCTTCCACAAGCGACTGCTCGAACAGATGTTGTGCCTCCTGCACGCGGAAGTCGACAGTGGCCGACAAGACGTTCTCACCGCGACGTCCGGTGCGCACGTTGGTGGCCGATTCGCCACCGAACTCTGCCGGAATCGCACCCTCCAAACGCTCCTGGCGCTCAAGGCGGTCCAGTGCCTGGTCAGTCTTGTAGCCAGGGTTCAACTGCAACTGCTGAATGTCGCCGCCCTTGACCACGCCGAGGATGCCCGACTTGCCATCAGCCAACTGGAGGATCTCCGGTGTCTCGCCGGGGCGAGCAACGAGGTATTCCTCGGGGAAGATGCCGCGCTCGATGGCGATCTCGGTCAATGCCTGCAGGCGCGCACGCGTGTAGTACATGCCCAAGATTCCGTCGAACTGACCACGTGGCTTGTCCAGCGTGATGCGATTGGCGACCACGGCTCGATTGGGACTCTCTTCGAGGGTTATCGCTTCAATTCCTGCGCGCTCAGCGGTGTTGAGGCCAGGCGAGTCTTCCGCGCCGAGAACAACAAGTTGAATCGTGTCAGAGTCAACGTACTCAAGCATCGTGTACATGGAGTCGGCATCGACGCGGCCCATGCGCAGCGTGCCAGCAACCAGATCGCCGTAGTTCTGCAGCAGCCACGAAGCCGTAGCCTTGTAAGTGAAGATGCAGTTCTCCGGGAGCATGTCGTCCGGATCATCCACCGGGGCTGCAAAGGTGTCGAGCGGATTGCGCACGACCCAGCGGGGCTGCAGGGTGCGGAAGTCTGGGCGCAGCATAACCGTACTCTGCGAGTAAGCAAGAAGATGGCGCGCACGGCGGCGCAGTTTCGGCTTCATCTTGTTGTCGTCCCAGAACGCAAGCATCGCCTTGCGACGCGTGCGTGCGTACGACTTGGAGCGCTCGCTTCCCTCCTTGACCGGGGGGAAGTAGGGGGTGGGCATGGTCGATGAAACGCGCATCGACATCTGGTCCAGGCCCTGCACCAACAGGTTTGCAACCGAAGCCTTGGCGTTGCGGTCCAGTTCGTTCAGCGGGATGATGATCTCGCCGTTTGCCATGTCGCGGACGCGGCGCATCTGCTCATGGACAGGACCCATCGCCATACGGCGCTGGTTGTAAAGTTCAACGACTTCTTCTGTTGATGGCACCTTAGGTCAGATTCCCTTCCAGACGCCTTTTTCCTCGCGGAGTTTCTTGACAGCACGCTGTGTCTTGCGTGCCTGTGCCTTCTTCTTCTTGCGGGCCGCTTCTTTAATCGACTTATTAACGGCAGTGTCAAGTTTCTGCATGCCGATTTCTTCAGCAGTTACCTTGCCTTCTCCAAGGACTTCGGAGATGGAACGCTGAACATCTTCAACGGAGGCACGTGCACCACCAGCGCGCTTCTGCGCCTGACGGAACTGAACCTTGGTGAGTTGCGGATTCTTGCCAGCAAAGAACTCATACGACACTTTGCTGCCGACATCTTCCATGTACTTGCTTTGCGATGCGCGCGCCTGCTCAACAGACTTGCGCATGCTTGGTCCGGCTTCTGCTTCGTACGCTTTAACCTGAGTGCGCTTTGCGTCTTGAAGTTGCTTCAGTTCATTGTCGAAGAACTTCTTGGCTTTTTCTGGCGAGAAGGACTTTGAAGAAATAGGCTGACGAAGGAAGTTCTGCGGAACTCGAACACGTCCAGTAACTTCGCCCTCTTCGATATTCCGCGAAACAGAAACTTCGGTGCGAGACAGTTCCGCTTCTACGCGAGCCGGGCCCTTCGGCTTCTTGGCGGGCTCAACTGCTGGCTGCGGCGCTGCCTTCTTTGGCGGCTTGGCCTTTGCAGCCGGAGCCTTCTTTGCAGCCGGAGCCTTCTTGGGCGCGGGTGCTTTTTTGGCTGGCGCAGCCTTCTGAACCGGAGTCTCTTTGATGTAGCCCTGCTGCTTGAGTCGCTCGCTAAGACCACCAGTGATGCGGCCTTCGCCTGACATCTTGACTGCTTCTGCGCCGACGTCTTCGTACACCTCGTTGTCAATAACCTTCAACTGGCCACCACTGGCCTTCTCCATTGCCTGTCCGAATTCCTTCGAACGGACAACTTCAACCTTCTGCTGTTCGGTCAGACCTTTTTTCGGCGCTGGTGCCTTCTTTGCAACAGGCGCCTTCTTAACCGGAGCAGCCTTGGCAACAGGAGCAGCCTTGGCAACCGGCTTTGGTTGTGCGGCGGGCTTGGCAGCGGGAGCCTTCTTCGCAGCAGGGGCCTTCTTTGCAACAGCCTTAGTCGCAGCCTTGGCAGCCGACTTGCGAACCGGAGCGGTGGGGGTGACGGCGCTAGAGATCGCCTTGGTGGCACCAGACTTACTGGCAGCGGCAAGCGAGCGGCGTGCGCCTTCTAGAGCCAGGCTTTCAGCACGCAAGACGTTGAGGCCAGCGGCGGTCTGGGTTGCGCCAACACGAGTAGCCGTGTATGCGCTACCACGAAGAGCGCCACGCAAACCAGCACGTGCAATGGCTCCTGCGCCAGGGCTGCCAAGTGCAGCAAATGCAACGTTGGTGTACGCCTCTTTGGCACGGGCTTCACGGAAACGTCCGAGTTCGCCCTTCTTCAATCCTCCGGCTGCTTCAACTCCACGCAATCCAAGGTTGACTGCTGGGTTGACAAACGTTGCGGACTGCGATTCCAGCGCTCCAATTGTCGAACCACGAAGTCCAGCCAAGAGTTCTTTGCCAACGCCCTTGAGTGACTTCGGCACAGAGAAGAATCCCTTGCCGTAGCGTCCGGAATCTTGGCTTGTGACAGTGGATCGAGTAGTGGCCTGAGTAGTGGCCTGAGTAGTGGCTCGACTAGTGGTGCCACTGGTGCGCCCGGCGCGTCCACTGCGCATGCGGTTGGCTGCTTCAGTTGACGTTCCAGTCAGAACACGGTTGTAGTTTGTGCCAATCTGGGACATCAAGGTCTGGTTGGACTGGGCAGTCGACGTAAGTTCACCAGTGCCGCGGCTCGGAAGGTTCTGTGCAATGCGCTGCTTGAACTCTTTGCGCTGCTCCGGCGTTGCGTCGGCGTGGTGCGACCCCGTTTGGTCTGCGACAACTGCTGGAACCGATTGCGCAATTGTTCGCGCTGGTCCATCGACATCTCGTCGTAGCCTTTTTCCTCAGCACGCTTCTGGACAAACTGGCGCTGCGCGCGCTCGTACGGATTCCGCTTCTTCTGAGCCATGGCAATCAGAACTGTATCATGCGCTGAACCAAGAAGGCCGCCAGAGTCGGGGCGGAGCCTTGAGTGGTCCGAGTTTGGGCATGTGCAACTCGGAGAACCAGTGAGCCATCACCAAGTCCGTGCCGTTCTTCTTGCCGCGCGTCCACGTGGACATCTCGTCAATGAACGCCATTGTCTTCCAGTTGTCGCGCATCGTTGGCAGACGCACAGCGCCAGTGCGCCACAGCGGGGGAAGCAGTGCTTCGACGCCAAGATTCTCGTCCAACTTGTTGCGGCCCGTGGTGTGGGCGATAACGTCAACACCTTGCAGGGCGCGCCACTTACGAACGAAGTCGTGCGCGAGCAGGAATCGCTGGGCCGCGTTGACCTCCACGATCCAGTGGCTGATTGGGTAGCCCATAGCCATGGATCGGTTCTGCCAGTCCTCCATGATTCCCATGTACTGTCCAGTGGACGTGTCGTAACCCAAGAGTTCTTCGGCTGTCAGTTTGACCCGCTCGATATCCACGAGATAGCGCAGGTTGGTCTCGGGCTGGTACAGCCACCACTGGATGGCCCAGAACATGGTCGGCGACGGGTCGACCGATGCAATGGAGATAATGGGTGGCGTCAAGCCCTCGGGGATGTAGCCGGGACGGCGATCCGTGTCAATGCAACCGGGATAGTCCACGCCATCGGGGCCGATGCCGCCAGTGGCCCACACGCGCTCGATGAGGTACGCGCCCTCGGCCATGTCTTCCTGCTGGTAGACGACGGCGTACTTGGTCGGCGAGTTGTAGCGGATATAGGACAAATCTTTCCATGACAAACGGAATGGCTCAAGAAGGGGACCGTCCGGCCACGGAGGAGACGTGGTGCGCCGCGACTCGGGCCCGGTGTCAAGTTCCTCGTAGTATGCCTTGTACACGAGGTGGTCGTACTTATGTTTCTTGAGCGGTTCCTTTTTCTCCTCGTGCCCCTCAACGTCGTGACCGTCGTAGTCGTCTGGGTCTTCCTCGTACATAATTTTCGAAAGACAGTGCGCATAGAGATCGTTCGGCCCCAGGCGCTGCCCGATGACCGCGAGAACGCCACCTGGATCGACGCGAGCCTCAGCCATGGAATCCCAGCGCTCCAGGAGTTTGTCGCGTGCTGCAGACTCTTTGGAGTTTTCTGGGCCTGCAACGTCGTCGAACAAGCAGAGGTCTGCGCGATGCCCGATGAATTCGGACTCTATGCCGTAAGCGGAAACCGTGGGTTCTTTGTTGTCGAGGCCAGCCGACCCATACTGCTCAACAATGAATTCTTCCGCGCGCCAAAGGGCGCCGACGTGGGTTGGCTTGAAACGCCCGTAGTCGAGCGACAGGCAAGCCTCAGCATTAAGAGCCAGTCCCCGCTTCACCATCTCCGGGTCCGGCTGAAGAGGGCTGGTTCGCTCTAGGGTTTCGCGGATACGGCGCGAGTACATCTTGGCAAGGGTCTGGGATATGGACCCGATCATGATTCGGATCGACCGGTTGCGCACGATGCACCACACGGCCACGTCGTGGAACAGGGTCGACTTGCCAGCACCAGGCGGGCAGTTCAGGACCAGGAACTCCTTGTCGTTGGACTCCAACTTGGACACGATCTTGTAAGCCGCGTCTACCTGCCAGGGACTGGGCACGCGTCCCAAGTACACCCGGCGGAAGTAGTCGAAGTCCTCCAGCGCCCGCTGGGCCCGGGGATTGAGCCTGCCGTTCGGAATGACCGGGGGCACATCCTTTTGGACCTGCAAGTCCTTGGCCAGCATCTTGCCGCCATCTGGCTTGGTCGCCATCAAGTTCTGCAGGTCGCGTTCCGCGGCAGTGGACTTTGCCTTGGCCACCCACTTAGTAGCCGAAGAGTATGAGATGCCAGCAATGCGAGCGGCTTCGCGCATCGTCATCCCTGACTGCATGGACTGCCAGAACAGCGCCCTGTCCTCAGTGGTGACTGTTCTTCGCCCTTTTGCCATTTGTTAGTGCTATAGTTCCTACGTCTACCGGCGCGCCCTTGTAGCGTTGGGTTGTCGCTCGGGTTCTCCTCGCGCCGGTAGACACATTCGCGAGGAGGGAGCGGCTACGGCTTTTTCTTGCCCTTCGGCTTTGGCTTCGTCTTCTTGGCAGGAGCAGCCTTCTTCGGCTTGGCCTTGCCATTGCTGTAATTCGTAGCAGGAACGCCACCGAGCATCGGGTCCGCACCAAAGCGCGCGAGTTCGTCGGAGACCGTCAACTTGGTGCCAGTCTTGGGATAGACGATTCCCACGCCAGGACTAATGTTCCGTGTCTTTTTCTTGTCGTCTTTTGCCACGAAGGAAACTTACCACAAAGGTTGCAAGGAAGGAGTGGATGTGTATACTGACGCCCAAACGTTCCAGCCCACTGACACGAGCCCAATGGACTCTTCGGTAACGATAGGTGGGGTGGTCACACAACCTAACGAATACCGGACCCTAAACGATTAGATTCCTCCTCGCGTACAACCGCCAGGGCAGCATCGCTAGATCGCATGGGAGTAGTGGCCTGAAAAGGGGACCGTTGATTGTCGTCTTCTTTTGGTATTCAGACAGACGGGTTCAGACGTGAAAGAGAACTTGGGGGGGCTAGAGAACCTGTGCCCAGTCGCCAGTCGCCGGTTGAAGCCCAAGGATCAAACCTTGGGTTACCCCCTGGTGCGAGATTTACGTAGATGGGTGGGAGCGCTTATGTCCCCCCCCCACCCCCCCCAGTCGCGGCACACCCCCTGTCGCCGTGCGGAGACATAAGAAAGGGCAGGGCTTGCGCCCTGCCCTCTCCTAGCAGTCAGGCGAGAGAAACCTTCTCGCTCTCCCACAACCCGTACTCAACGCCGTTCACCGACGTAGTGCCGACTTGCTCGATGAGCACGCGGAACTGAAAGCCACCGGGCTTTCCCTTGCCTTCTGCCAACGTAACGAGCACGATGTCATTCTTCACTGGCTTGCCTGCCACTTGCTGAGTGGCGACGGAAAGAAAGTAGCCTTCTTCCGTCTTCTTCCATGATGCCTGAAGCATCTCTCGTAGGTACTCCATAAGGGCTGAGCCCTTCTGCTTCTTCGTGGACATGACGTTTCTCCTTTGTGTAAGCGTCGCCGAGTGGCGACACAAACAGTATCCCCCCCCTGTCAAGTCCCCCCCGACAGATACATAGATAAGGAGAGGGCAGAGGATACGGAACGTACGTACGCGCTAAGTCCCACCTCGCATCGGTAGCGCTAAGACGCAGAGAAACTAGCGACTCAGCGGTTATTAGCCACTAAGCCGCTAGTTCCCTGCGGTATGGGTACTGATTACGACTGTTGCCTAGAGAGCGGTGGCATCAGTCCTTCAGGGCTACCCACAGACTCACCAGCATCGCTAGAACCACAGCCGTTATGGCGTAATCGCTGAGCGATACGTCCCTCTCGCTGACGGTTTCTAGCACCTTGATGACTGGCGTTAGAAGGATTACGGATAGTAAATACTTGAGGTCACTCATTGTCCCCCTCGTCGGCTTTACGCATCTTGTCCTTCCACTTCTCGTACAAGGCATCGAAGGTGTTCGGGTAGTTGCGCCTCATGTGCTGAGGGTTGTTCCTGAACATCACTAGTGCCTTGATTAGGTTGGCTGTCTCTGGCTTGAGTCCTACCTGCTGAAGCAGGAAGTCGTCAGCGTCTGCGGTGTTTGGCTCTATGTAGTGCGTCACCGTCTCCTTGCCGATGTGCTTCCTAAGGGTAAGGCATTGAGCCGCGAACAGAGCACTCACCTTGTCGCCTGCCACCTCAGCCTCTAGGTACAAGCCTGAGTTAGGCATCGTACCCTCAAAGGCTACGGCTGTCTCTGGGTCACAGAGGACGCTGAGCGCGTCGTCTCCTGACTCAAAGGCATGGACGTATGAGAACCTAGCCCCGATGAGTTCGGGGTTAGATACTGCCTCGTCCCTAGCGACGGGGGTTCCGTCGATCAGGGCTAGGTCATCGCCCATACCGGCTTTGTCCACCTCCTGAATGGCAAAGAGGTGAATGGGCTTGGCTTCTGTCTCCTTGTGGCTAATGGCTTCTCTGGCAGCCTCAGCGAGGAAGGGCATTGACAGCAGGTGCTGTGTCTTGCGCTCGTCGTTGAGTTCCTGAGCAGCACCGTTGATGATGCTCTCTAGTTCTGCCATGATGGCTTGCTCTTCGGGTGTCACTTCTTTCTCCCTTGCTGTAGACGCTTGAGTACCTTGACTGCTTCTCTGACGTTGGGCAGCACGATTACGTCGTGCTTGGCGACGAACCGCTTTGCCTGAGTCACGATGTCCTGAGTCTGACGCTCGCTGGCACCAGTCACCCGTTCGTCTGAGATCCAAACGAGCGGATTACCGCTTCGCTTGTAGGTCAGCCCGAACTCTAGGGCTGGCACATCTACGCCATTGCCACCTGGGAAGTCAGGCAAGTGTCTTGCCATACGCCCGTTCCTAGCAATGAGGTGAATGTTGCCATGCTTAGCGTCCTCTGCGTCGTCGCCTGACGCTGAGTAGCAGATGACCGTACAGCCAGCCGATGACGAGATGAGTTGCCGTACGTCTGACTCGTCAAGGCTCATAGAGCCTGAGCAGTCAATGACTACGACACCGCCAAGTGCTCGCGTCTTACGGTCAAAGATCCGCTTGTACGGGTCTGTGACTATGCGACTGAAGTACTTGGGATACTTGCCCTCGTTGCTAGCGATACGCCGTCTGCCCATAAGCCCCGTGTGAGGAACCTCAAGCGGTGGCTTGTGGACGAAAGCCCTAGCCCAGCCTTGCGAGCCTGTAAAGATCTCTCGCACGTTCTGAGCCGTCTGGACTAGCGCAGTAGTCGCCTTGCTGGCAGCACCAGCAGCAGGCTTTATGCCTTGACCTGACTGCTTGCGCTTGGCATCAGCAACCTGACCCTGAGCAGATTTAGTCACCGTCTTGGACGCTCGTTCCATGAGGTTAGACAGATCCTTGTAGAAGGCTATTGCCCTCTTACGCTCACGGCTCTTTGCGTCTGCGTGTAAGCCATTGACATGGGCGAAGTAGTACTTCTTGTGCCAGTCGATGTAGTCATTACCCCACATACGCAACTCGTCTGCTATGTCCGTGTTCTTAGTGCCAGACACGATCTCGTCAAAGGCACTAGTGCCATAGAACGAGAGAATGCTTGCCACTAGAGCCGGCGTGATGTTGGCTGGGTTGTCAAGGGCTGAGATGTACGGGCGTACATTGACGGTATCCGCAGAGGGATCGTCGCCGAACACTTGCGTGTACATCTCGTTAGAGACAATGCGACAAGCAGCATTGACATTGCTCATGTCAAGTTTCCACCGCTTGGCGTATCGTGCTCTGTCCTCAAGCGACCAATGCGCTAAGACCGTACCGTAGTTTCGCATACGGTCAAAGGCTTCGCCTTGTAGTTCAGGTGCTGAGTATGTATGCCCTGACTGCTTGGTCGTGACGTCCACCTCTACGGACTCAAGCGACGTGACATTACCCGTACGCTTTGTGTACGTTCGGGTCTTGACACTTGGTCGCTGAGGTAGAACAGACGGCATCATCTGTACTGGCTTAGGCATTGTCAGCCTCCACCGTGTTGCGAGCCCTAGTCATGGCGACTGAGAGAGTGCCAATGATCGTGCTGTAGTGCTCAGGGAATACAACCTGAGTAGCAAGGTCGATGCTGCCACTCTTGCTGTAGACCTCGTGGAAGTCCACGAAAGCACGAAGGCTCACACGATCTGAGCGCTCTGGGCTAGTGAGTTCGCTAGCCATAGTACGCAGGTACTCTGGCAGGGACTCAATGGCTGACGGGTGAGGCGTGTTCACCTCGCAGCGAACGATGAGGCGGTCAAGGATCGCAGGTGCTAGATCCTCAGGTACACCGTTCATCGTGGCTACGACGCTGAAGTCCTGATGAGGCTTGACTACCTCGCCAGTATCTGGGTGCTGCCATGACGACGAAGCAACCGTGTCAATGAGAGCCATCATGCGTGACTCAACGTCACCGTTCATGCGGTTGATCTCATCAACGACAAGCCTTGCGCCTTCACGCCAAGCCTTGATGCCTACGCCTTCTGAGAAAGCCCAGACACCGTTGTCGCTCTGCTTGTATGTGCCAATGAGGTCAGCGTCCGTCATCTCCTCAGTGCAGATGAGGCGATACGAGTTCTGCCCTTGCTTGAGTCCTGAGTTCAGACCGAAGTAGGTCTTACCAGTACCCGGCAAGCCGTAAAGCAGTACGCGATTACCGTACTCAATAGCGGCTTGTGCTCTCTCCCATGAAGTCATTGACTTCTTAGGCTTGATAGTTGTTTCCGTTGTCATTGCTTGCTCTCCTGTTTGTGTTGGGTTGTTTGGTGTAATCATCTGACGGGTGATTACTTCGCCGTGTCCGAGTCGCCGAAGCGGCTCATTACATCTTTCATCATGGCTTCATAGATCTCAGGCTGATCGCGCTTGATCATCTGCGGTCCAAAGGTAAAGGCGAACAGAGCGTCAAGCACTCTGCCACCGTTGCCCTTGTAGTTCTTGATCTCCAAGGGGTCAGAGGCTACGACTGTGCCGGTGACATGATTACGCACACAAGTCACAAAGTGTGTAGGCGTAAGCATTCCAGTCACAGTCACGTCTTGGCGTTCAGCACCAGTAGTGTCACGCAACTCACCAGTCTCAGGGTCTTGGATCTCTGTGGCTGTGGCTTCTGTCCTGAAGGCATAGCCCACCATGTTCGGGTAGGTGCTGTAGTACATGGCAGCATCAGGTTGAGCCAGAGCGTCAAGCAGCGAACCTGCTTCATCGCCCAGATCCTTGCTGTTCATGATCTGCTTCATTGACAGTAAGCCGTTGGCTTCGTGTTGGTGTTCAGCACCGATGCGGATAACGTCCTTGCCGTCTTTGTCGGCAAGTACCTGCTCTACTTCCTCACGGTTGCTTGCTTCCAGAGCAAGTATGTAGATCTCATAGAGGTGCGAAGCCCCCATGTCGTCCCACATACTCTGCTCTAAGGTAAGAAGCCTTTCGGTTAGTTCCTTACCTGCTTCGGTGTCAATGGCTTTAGCAGCATCGTCAATGATCTGCTGCGCCTCGTTGATGATTTCGTCCATTAGTGCTCTCCTTTGTGTGAATAGATAAATCCCCCGCCAGCGATGCTTAGGGAGAAACGTAAAGTACCTAAGCGTCGCCGACGGGGGACGCGATCATTGTCGGGGGGCTGTCAAGCCACCCCCACGACTGATAGTTATCTATTCAGTAATGGGTAATCACCAAACGCGCGCACGCGCGGGTGAATGGAACGCGCATCACGCGCGGTCATGGTATTGGTAGCGGTAGCGGTAGCGCTAGGCCGACTGCACCCGGTACTTTGCGTAGTCCTTGCTGCGCTCTACTGCTTCGTCGCTCAGGATACGGGCGATGCCATCGGCGATAGCGGTGAAGCCTTCGCGCAGGTGTGGCTTGCAGGTAAGGGCATTGACCAGCACCTCGGTCAACAGTTCCTCGGCGGTCGTGATCTCGTCTTGTGTGAACTCAGGCATCTTTCTTCTCCATTGGGATGTGAATGTTCGTGTGTCTATCGGGGTTGCTGCACAGCGGGGCTGCGCTGGGTTTGATGTACAACGTAATGCTACGCCCACACTTGGGGCATGCGTACGTCTCAGGCTTCGGCATGGATCTCCTCCCACCTGGACAGCGACCAACCACGCACGTCGCCATCCTTGTTGATGTAGCACCACTGCGGTGCATCGGGATCACAGTTGCAGCCGGTGATGTGCTTCGGGTTGTGCGTGACAATGCCGTAGCAGTTCAGGCATCTAACGCTTCTTGCGCTTTCGCTTTTCATCGGCGAACCATTCTCCTTTCCGGTAGAGGTGGCACCAGCAGTTGCATGATGCCACCTCTTCCCGTGACCATTCCTTCAGTATGAGTACGACATCACCGCAGTGGTCGCACATGGTGGTGTGGTTAGAAGGCTGGCTCGTCATCCTTGAACAGCGACCACAGTTCTGCGTCCTCGAACTTGGCGACGCGGCTGCCAAGGATTACGTCCTTGGATTCCCCGGCTTTGTTCGTGACCTGGATGGCCTCTCCCTCGGTGCCTTGGTGGCGGATCTTGACTCCCCACTCACCAGTCTTCAGTTTGTACCAAGTGTTCATAGTTCCCTTCCTTGGCTGTTGGCTATTTGTAAACGCTCCACCATGCTTTGCAGCGTGGCTACGTGTCCCTCCAGTTCCGCAACGCGGCGCTTGAGTTCGTCCTTGTCCTCACGCAGGCTCTCGATGGTGATCTGTTGTTCAGAGCACCACGTTTGATACGTGATTAGATCATCGCTCGAAGTCACGAATGATTTCCTCCGGTGTACGTCGGCGTTCGGATGGGGTAAGACCACCCCAAATGCCGTGGTCTATGTTGTTGCGCAAGGCGAAACGCATGCACGCCTTGTACACGTTGCACTTGTGGCAGTACTCCTTAGCCTTAGCCACAGTTGCTTTGCTTGGCCCACGCTCCGGGTGGAACAGATCTGGGTCGGCGCCTTTGCAGTTGGCGTACCGCATCCAGTCCGTGTCTTTGTCAACGAGTGTGTATTCCCCTAGTAAGTCCATGTAACTATAAGTTCCACGGCGTCCAGCCGTGCCCCGTTTGTTTTTCCGAGTAGTCATACAGAGCCTTGGCTGCCTTCAGATTGGTGAATGGATCGAACAGTTCGCCACACCCCGCCTCTTCCAGTATGCCAAGGTTCTGCAGGTATCCGTCGGGATACCACCTTGTTGGCAGGCACCATGACCTGTCGTTGATCTGAGTCAGCCCGATGTCGGTTGACTTGTCCCTGTTCAGGGTCTTGTTATGGGCATCGGCCAGGCACCGGGACTCACGCCAGATCACGTAGTCCAGGGTCGGCATGCTGTCGGCATGCCAGCCAGCCTCCAGCGCCAGGCCGTACCATCCCGGGCACCGCAGCCCAGCGGGCAGGGTGGTGGTAGTGGTAGCGGGTACCGCAGGCTCACGGAAGTGGGCCATTGGTCTGGGCTTTGGGTCCGGGGTCGACAATGGGTTCCCCGTGAGCCCCAGAGTTGCGAGGCTTGCAGATGCCACGGCAAGCAGCCGTACGATCCAATCCATTAGGTTCTCCAATCCTAGTTGATCAGGGCAATTAGTTCTGTGAACTCCTCCAGGTCCATGAGTACTACACCTTTGCTAGTGCCATCCGGCATAGCCACCATTACAAACGGACGTATGTCACCAAGTGCTTTCGCAGCGTCACTCTGAGCGCGGGCTTGCTGAAACCGAGTCCAAATCGGACCGACTTGTGCGCCCGCTTTGATCTCGGTACGAAAAGCACCGCCCCAATTTTCTTCGTGGCGGGTAAGGTGACCACCCAGCCCCAGTTTCTTACGCGCACGACGCGCCTTCGCATCCCCCTTGGTGCGATTGCGTTTCCCTCTGGCAGCAGGGTCGCCGCAGCCTCGAACTCTGCGCGCTCCCTGTCTATCAGGACGACCCAGAGTTCCGAATCGGGGACAGTCAGGTGTCGAGCACTTGTCCTTGTTGCCTTGGCATTCACCCTTGCGGTCATCGGTCACCGGCTACCTCTCGCATCAAGTGCCTTGATCACGTTGTCGGCCTCGCCTTTGTTCAGCATGTCGAGCGCAGTGATCGGACGGTTGATGATCTCTGAGATGTAGTCGTGCTGGTCGGCCCTCGTGCTAAGGCCAGTCGCGTTCAACTTGGCGCGGATCATGCCGAGTTGTGCACTGCTGGCCTTAGCAGTTGGGTCCTTGATCTGTGGCTGGTCCCCCGTAGCCACAGCACCAGGGAATGCAGCAGTCACCTTGTCGATGATCTCCTGTACTTCTGGCTTCGGCTTTTCCTGCATCTTCTTGAAGGTGTCACGCAACTTGGGCATGACCGCCTCGGTCAGTGCGTTGAGGTCAACGCCTGCCTCCATTGCCACCGTCTCCGGGTCGATGCCAGCCTTAGCGCAAGCATCACGGAACTTGGTGAGCAGGTCGCCATCGTTCATGCGCTGGACCTTCTCCATCTCCTGTCGGCTGGGACGGGGTGCGGTCTTGGCTTGGTACCGCCAGTTACTCAGGCATCGCCCGATTGCCGAGGTCTCTGCGTTCTCCACGAACGACGTGCGGTTCACGGGCGAGGCATCACGTACTTCCTCGGCGTAGCCAGTGGCCACGGGCCGGGGATCGGCGATGTCCTTGTAGCACTCCGCCTTGAACACGACGCGGTTCTCGTCGTAGTGGTAGATCTGCGTGAAGATCTGGCCGTTCGGGTTCTCTTCCCAGAACTTGGCCAGTCGTGCTTCGACAGTCTCGTAGTTGTCCAGATTGAATCTCATCACTTCTCCTTCGTGATTGTGAATGTTCGGTATTGGGATTGCTTCTTGTATCGGGCTGCGAGGGTCGGGTGATCCGCCTCCAGTTTCTTGCTGTCAAGCGATGACCGGGTTGAGGTCTTCCACCTGCACACTACCAAGCCATCGACCTTTGCCAACTCGGCATCGCCCATGAACTTGCAGATCTTTGCCTTCGTCCCGTCCATTGCATCGGTCATCTCTTCGACTGCTTGTTTCAGCGTGGCGTACTGGCGCAGCAACTCCGCGTGCTCTTCGTCCAGTTCCACACTCTTGCCCGGCTCTGCATCTGGGTGCGCGTTCTGCACTGTCTCGTAGTCGAAGGCTGCGCCGTCCGGCACCATACCCATGTCGATCTGTGCCAGGAAGTTACGACACGCTTCGATGTGCTGGCCCATCTCATCGCTGGTGATGACCTGCGTATGGAAGTAGATCTGCAGGGATGAGTCCATGATGACCCATGTGATCTCGTGCACGCCCGCGCAGATGGCCTGGTGCACACCCTGCCAATACCAATGGCGAGGCAGCACGCCCGTCCACCTGCGACGGCTGGTCTTGATCTCGTAGATCTTGCCAGCGATGTCTTCGGCATCGAGCGTGGCAATGAGGCGCACCCCATCGTCATCGAACGTGACCATGTACTCCGGCTCAAAGAGAGGGGTGCCCTTCAGCGTGGCTGCCCAGTCACGGATGCCCGGCTCCAGGCTGTTGCCTCGGACCATGGCATCGTTCATCTCCTTGGGTTGGGGTGGCTGGTCTGCCAGCAGTTCCAGCGCGAGCGCGCCCGCAGAGGTATAGGGATGCTCGTTGTGCACGGCTGCGGCCACCGAGGCCGAGATGCGCGCGCGTCCCTCTTCATTGCGCCAGCGCAGGGCCAGCCACTCCGGGCTGCCATGGGTCGGCTTCGGGATCTTGTTTCGTCTGTCCATGTGGTTCTCCTTACCTTGTGGACTGTATTCGTGGGGTGTTGTGTAGTTAGCCTATGACCTGCATCGAGGTGACCATCCTTGCCAGGATGTGGGTGACCATGCCGACCGTCTCGCAGTCGGGTGCCTCGTCAGGGTCATAGGTGGACGTGAGGCTGAGGTACCCCTCCAGCAGATCTGGAATAAGGTACCCCACCGTCACGAACCTTGCTGTCTCCGGCTTGTAGTCACTGAGATGAATCCAACCATTCTCGGAATCGTGGGCGTCATCCCAGTGAACCTTGACCAGAGTCCATGGACATTTGTCAGTCGAGGAAGCAGACATACTCGGCGGTTACCCTACCCTTCTCCGGGTCCACGAAATGCAACCGCTGAGATGGTCTGCCGACTGCTGCAACGAATGACTTCGCATACTGGTTGTCCGACTCGGGTGAGCCGGTGACCCAGATCCTACCCCCGTTGGCCATGGTCAGGTTCATGGGGGTGTGGAAGTGGCCGAGCATGCAGTCATTGAAGTCCAGGAAGGTAGCCCAAGCGTTGATCTTGCGAAGGATCGAATACGCCGGGGTCTGCCCGCCGAAGGACGGGATCTCGTCGCCGTGGACAACAAGGAGTCGGTAGTTCCCGACAGCCACCAACTGGTGCCAGTCGTCCGACTGCTGCCACGTCACGTTCTTCAACGTGGTGAGGCGATCCTGTGCGACGCGGTATGCCATGCGGTCGATGTTGTCACCCGATGGCATGTCACCCTTGCGTCCGATGCGTCCGTGGTTGCCGTACTCGCAGACAACATGGACACGGTTGAACTCGCTGGCCAAGCGAAGCACGACGGCTTCGATCAGGTTGGACACCGAGAACAACTGCTCGTACACGTGGGCGCCGATCTCGTACTGCTGGCCCGGAAAGATGCCGAGTCCCTCCACCATGTCACCACCGAGCACAAGCACACAGTCATTGACCGGGTGATGTGCGCGCTGGATGTTGGTGAGGTGGGTCACCTTGTCCATCATCAACGCGATGCGCTCACGCAGCACGTCGATGTTGTAGGACACGGATACCTTGCCAGCCTGCCAGTCAGTCAGGTGGATCAGTGCCACCTCCGCCTTCTTGCTGCTCTTCTTGTCAGAGGCAGCCTTGGGTGGGACGACTGTGGCATGGCGAGGCTGTGCCAGCGCAGCATCCTTGGCTGCCTGGTACACCGCTTCCACAAGGTCGGCACTCTTCTTCTTTGCCCTGGCCTCGGCGCGTTGCGCGTTGGCCAGAGCACGACGAAGTTCTGCTACCTCTTCTTCGGCTGAGAACTCGCCGTCGATGTTCATGCTTCTTCGCCGCTACGCAGGCGATCGCGCATGTCCTCAAGGGCAAAGCGCGAAATGCGGATACCACGCTTGTTCAGGACACGCGTGATTGCTGCGAGGGTGTACTTGCCTTCAGTCAGCGCAGTGACAAGTTCTTTGTATTCCTTGTCGGTGAGCGCTGTCTTCAGGATGTCTGTCTTCCGACGACGACGAAGGTCGCCTTCGGATGCAATTTCACTGAGCAGTGACATTAGTTATCTCCCTTACCATGTGAAGGCAACCGAGGTACCCGGCTGCGTCTACTGTGTTGTCTGGTTTCCATTGCTTGGACTCGATCTCATGGGCAAGCCGTGACAACTTCACGGCAACCATGAAAAGGATTCCCTCTTCAACCGTCAGGGCTTTGCCCGTGATGGCTTTGAAGATCTCTACAGTCCGCCCGTAATCGTCAAGCGGGTGGGAGTAGGCGTTCTGCCTATCTCCGGTGATCAGGTTATGCGCTGCGAGCAGTACGTCAGCGCCTTTGGTGTTCTCCATGTTTCCCCTTTATGAGTGATTCTATCTTCTCAATCAAGAACCACAACTCATCTTGCTGGCTCGCGCCAGGGTAGACCTTGGCTAGATACCCTCGGATCTTCCGCAGATCATTTTTGCTTAGGCTTTCTGGGGTTGTCAAGTACCTTCTCCTTGTGCGCGTGGAACTGTAGGTGCTCGCTCAGGCGTTCGTCAACCTTGTCCACTTTTTCTTCAGTGCGCTGCTGGGACTTGTGCACCATCTTCAGCATGCCCATGACCACCTCGTGGTCTTGGCTGTTTTCCTTACGGAACTTGTCGAGGACTGCGACGATGATCGCGCCCACCGCCGCCACAATGGCAGCGAGGATCATCGCCCAGCCTGCGTCCACTAGTCCTCTTGCTGGGGCTTGTTGGCCAGCCAAATGCGTACCGCTTCGGGCACGTTGTCCCCGGCCACGTAGCGCAGGTGCCACGGTTCTGATTGGACTTCCCACGAGAATCCAAAACGCTGTGCGTTCTTGAGCAACCACTCTAAGCGTTTGCCGCTGGCATGGGCGATGTCGATGGCAATGCCCAGGTTGTGATTGCTGGTGCCCGGCACGGCCATGGGGGCCAGTCCCTTCTTCAGGTACCACGCCTTCCCCTTGTAGATGCGAGGGGTTTGCTTCATCAACTTGGGCTTCGGCTTGTCCGTGTACCGCTGGTAGAAGCCGTATTCCTGAGTCTCCAAAGAACGGTACGTGTCGGCCTGCGAGGTGGGCGACAGGTCAATACCGTCAGCATTGGCTGCTGCGTCCATGGCCTCGTACGCGTCTGCTGCACAGTGGTGCAACTTCCCCTTGCCCTCGATGCCACGAAGAAGATCTGGGCCGAGTTCGCCGGGCTTGCACCCCTTGAGGTGCGAGCAGAGTTGGACCTTGACTACAGGATACTTGTCAGCCATGGCT